CTCGGAAAAAACGCGCGACCCTTCTCAGGTTGTCCCAGCAACCCGCCCGTACCCATACCAGAGTATACGCATACTAGGGTATATCTAGTCCCCCGCCAACCGGCGGCCAATGTACGAAATAGACAGCGCCGATCTCCCTCAAGACGACGCACCCGAACAGCCACAGCAGCAGCCCACCGGCGCGCAGCTAAAGCTTTCCCAAAACGAGTTGAAGCGGCTCTCCTGCCGAATCGTCGAAGACTACAACAACGCCATACAAGACCATCAGAAGCGCATGAATCGCTCCCTGCGCTATTACAGGATGTGGCGAGACAGGGTAGGCGCAGGCGGAGGCGAGCAGGGTGCGAGTAACTTCCATGTGCCGCTCGTGAAGTGGCAGCTCTTCGCGCGCTGGGCGAAAGAAGTAGACGCGCTGTTAGGCGACGACGCCGAGATTGTCGCAGTCCCCACAGCCCCGAGTGACACGAACATCGTGCGCAAGGTCGGGCGTTATATGACGTGGCGCGTCTTCTCTTCGATGCGAATCACGGTCCCGCTCGTCATATTCCTGTTTCACAAATTATGCTTCGGCCGCGCGTTCGCATACGCCCCTTACTGCCGCGAGACTTACGACGTGCCGGGCGAAGGGGAGACGGTCGATTATGAAGGTCCGGGCTTTACGCCGATCTGGGCCGATAACATCATTGTGCCCGCCGAAGACGTTCAAAGCGTACAGGATTTTTCTTTCGTAATCCGCCGCTACAAGGCCACGCCTCAAGATTTGCTCGACGGCGAAGGGACGATCTATCAGGGGATCACTGATGATTGGGAGAGGATCGTTCAATGCGCACAACAGGCGAAGCAGCGGGATTTCCAGACTGACCGGATGACACGCGAGCAGGACGAAGCCGAAGGGGTTATCCGTGACAACGCCGCAAGCCCCCGCGAGTCTCTTGAGGTCTGGGAGTGGTACGGCGACTGGCGCATGTTGAAAGGTAAAGCAGACGGCGTTGAGTCTAATTTCAAGCGCAGGGAGATGCGCCAGAGTAAGCTGGTAGTGCGTTACCTTCCGGATTTGGATGCAATAAAAGGGGTGCAGAACCTTGCCGAGCTTTATCCCAAAGTAAAGCGCAGGATACCCATCGTCGAATCATCTCTCGTCAAAGACGGCTCTTATTGGGGGCCGTCAGTGCCGGAGCTGCTCGAAGACATAGAGCTAGAGATGACCGTCAATCATAACCTGGCGACCGAGGCGGGTGAGGCGAGCGTGGGGCCTGTGATCTTCTTCCGCCCCGGCAGCGGGTTCGCGCCGAAGAGCTTCCGCTATCAGCCGCGCATGGCTATACCTTGCGATGACCCGAAGAACCAGGTCGAAGTCGTGTCGCTCAAGGCCGACTTGCAATTCCCGATCTACCGCGAGCAGAACCTGCGCGATATGTCGGAGCGGCTGATAGGAATTAACGAGGGGAATCTGGGCCGCCAGGACGACAGACCTAACGCGGCGCAGACGCTCGGGCAGACGAGAATATTCGCCACCGAGGCGGGCGTGAGGCTCTCGCTCGACCACCGCGTAGTGAGAGAAGATCTCGGGTTGATCTGTCAGCACATCTGGGATGTGGACTCGATGTACTCTGCGCCTGAAATATTTTTCCGCGTGAGTGAAGAAGATGCGGGTGGGCTGTTTGATGTTAATAATGGTTTTGGTAAGATGACCGCTAGCGAGCGTAACGGTCGCTACGACTTCGATTTGAAGTTTGCCACCAGCGCGCACTCGAAAGAGCAGCAAAAACAAGAGAAGGCCACAGTCTTCCAGGCCGTCATGGCCGCGCCGTTAGTCCAGCAGAACCCCGTCGCGCAGTATTTACTTTTAGACGATTTCCTGAAGGCGTATGGTATGAGCGGGATGGGTAAATACATGGTGAAACCTGGCCCGTTAGACCAACCCAAAGACCCATCAGAGGAATGGGCATTGATGCTTGAGGGCGAAGACGTTTCAGTAAACCCAATGGACGACGACCAGGCCCATCTGCTGGCCCATCAAAAGCAGCTTGAGCAGGAGCAGCAAAAGAAACCCGAGCATCGCGACACGGACGCGGAGAATCGAATGATCGCGCACATACTTGAGACACAGCAGGCGATCCAGCAGAAGCAGCTACAGGAGCAGGCCGCAGACGCAATGGGCCGCGCGCTCGCCCCGCTCGTTGCTGGCTCGAGTATCGCTCAAGGTGGTGATGCGACTGGGCAAGCCGGAGGCGGCCTTGATCTTGCGGGCATGCTTGGGCGAGAAGGGCAGTGATGGAAGCTAAGGCAGAGGTAAAGCAAATTCCCGAGGAGCTGAAGCCGGTAGCTGATAGGCTCATCGGAAAGCGGGTGCTCATTGTTAAGCGCGATCACCCGCATGCAAACAAGGCGGGCACGGTTGACAGGCTTGAATTCGCTAATGCTCTTGGCCGCTGGGGATTCGTTGTTAACTACGACGATGGCTTGAGCGGATTCGTATTTCACGGTAGCGAATGGAAAGTGCTCGATTGAGGCAAGATCATGCCAACCAAACTTGATGATGTTTTCTTAGACCACCTCGAAGATTTGAGGACGCACGCGGGTTTTCAGGCGTTCATTAATTGGGTAACCGAGCAGCGCGAGGATCTGTGCAAACGCTTAGAGCTGAATTTAGAATTGGCCGACACGAGCATGACGCGCGGGGAAGTGAGAGCGCTGCGCAGAGTCGAGAACGGACTTGCAACGATGATAAACCAAAGGAAAATGGAGCTTGAGCAGGAAGAGAAACCACAACAGCCGCTAAGACCGAAACGAGACCTTACTTTCAGTCGCCGGAGTTAAGAATGCGAAGATTCTATCTCGTCAGGTCAGATGACGTATCCGGCGTGTCCGGGCTCGGCGTCGTTGCCGAGGGAGTTGTGTTTGGCGACGGCTCCGTAGAGATGAGATGGCGAACCGAGTTTGGCGGGCGCGAGTCCTGGCCGAACATAAAGAAGTGCGTTCAGTGCCACGCGCACGGCAACCGCACAAAGCTCGTCTGGGTCGATGAGGTGCCATGCCTGAAGGCGAGCATCCCGATCCCCAAAGGCATGTTTGGCCCAGGGCTCGACCTGACAATCAGGCAGGGCAAGGTTCACAGGTACGACGAGTATAAATTCAAGCCGATAACCACGAATAACGGGGATTCCTAGATCAGCGCCGACCCCCGATAGTCCCAGCTATCACCGCCGACGAGTCCCCCTCATCAGGCGGAAATGTTCCCACGATCTAAATTCCGCGATCCGCGATCCGCGATCAAAGGCGGGCTGCTGCTCGCAGTAAAGCTTCGCTGTAACCACTGTAATAAAGAGAAGCTGCCTGGCGAGATAGCGACCGGCAACGAAACGCGCGGCCGCATCTGCTATCAGTGCCTCAACAATCACTATCGGAACCTAAACGACATCGCGAAGAATCGCCCGCGCCGCTGCAACGAGTGTCGAGTTCACTTCGACCAGCTCGCCGAGCGAGACCCCAACGCCACCATGACGATCCAACTCAAAGACGGAATCCTTCAACTGCTCTGTAAGCCGTGCGCGAAGAGGTATGAACCTAAAACGCACGTATACAAGGGTACTGCATACGCCCACATGAAGGGCTATCAGGCGGGGGTGAAATAATGGAAATACTTACGCTTCAGCTATGCCTCACAGGGCTTTGCTTTATTCTCGTTGACGCTATCAACAAACTCACAGCCGAGGTAAAGCAGATCAGGATTGCTGTCGAGTCGTTTGTCTATGACGACGAAGAGGAGACACCCGAACCATGAAAGACGTGAAGCGGGCTATCGTAATCATCGTCGCAAGAGGGTTGAACGGATTCGGCGGTCTCTGCACGCGGGCGGCGATCTTCATCAACCGGCGCATCGGCTCCCGCGTTGATTCAATGATCGCATACTTGCAGGCGACGAGATGAAGCGCTTCCTTATGATCTCTATTCTATCTCTGCCTCTCGTCGCAGCGGGCCAGCAGCCCGTTAATCCAAAGCTTGAGATTTACAAGCATTGGGATGATGCATGCCGGTCACTCAAAAACCAGTGGGATGATCCGGGGTTGTGGTTTCAGCTCCTCGAATCCTTAAAGCATGACCCGCCTGAATACGTGACTGGCGCGCAGCCCGATCAATTGATGATGGTTGACGAACTTATAAAGCTCAGCGAGAAGCAACTCGAAGCGCTGAAGAAGATGCGCGAGGCGATGAAGAAATGAGCCGACCTGTTCTTGAAGCAATAGGCATGCGATTGCTGCACGCGACAAGCGCCGCGACCCTCGTTGCTTTCTCTTGTAAAGCGTGCGGCCACGTTTGGCTTGAGCTGTCGAGCCTCATCCCCGGCTACGGCAAGCCCGAACAGCCCGACGCGCACCGCCACTGCTCCAAGTGCGGCGCGGTCGATTCGAGCGAGTCCGGCTGCTTCATGCTTTTGAAAGAGTTAAAGAATGTCTGAGCACAGGTCCGGGTCACAAACTACCAGAAAGCAGGAAGACTATAGCTGGATCAACTGGGCGATTTACGACAAGTTTCTAGAAGACACGATTGTCTGCCGTTGTGGCGAATGGTTCAGGAGTCATTCGATGTTCGTCGGGGCAACGGGAGAGTACAACAAGGCGGCCAAAGGGCATGTGGTTACGCGTAAGGCTTGCCCGCGTTGTGGCAGAGATAATCACTCGGTCGAAGTCAAAACCAGCACCCTTCTGTGGGTTGTGCCTATGCCGTAGGAGCCGAACATGAAAATGATCAAACAGCCGAGCTTATTCAAAGGCGCACCGCGCACCAACAACGGCCCGCTGCACAGCGAGTCGCAGGAGCAGATTGCCTTCATTCAATGGTGCCGGTGGAGCGCGCGGCAGCAGACCGACCCGCGACTGCGCGAGGCGCTCGAATGGATTCACGCGATACCGAACGGCGCGCACGTCACCAAATCACAGGGAGCGAAGCTGCGGGCCGAGGGGCTTACCGCAGGCGTTCATGATTTGCGAGTGGATTACGTGCTCAGAGATTCGAGCGGCGGCGTGAATTGTCCTGGCTTGATTATCGAGATGAAGCTGCTGGGGAAGAATTACACCGCAGAGCAACATAAATACCGGGACTTCATGCATAAACAAGGCTTCAGGTGCATATTGGCGAGAAATTGGCAGGAGGCCGCGCGCTGTGTGGTCGAGTATATGAGGCTTGAGAAGTACGCGCCGATTTATACCTAGCGAATAATGCAGTCGCCGCAAAAGGGGCCGCAAGTCTTTAGAGTTTTTCTATCCATTGCCCAGCTTCGCTCGAATTTTCCGAGTTCTCGACCGCACTTAACGCAATTTCTTTCCGGGCTTCGGTCAAGCGCCTCCATCGCCTGATACTCTGGCGAGTTCCTCATTTGCTCTATTGTTTTCCAGAGCACTTCATTACCCCTCCGGGCCTCCTATTCGGCATATTTGAAAATTACTGTTGACCGTTTTTGAAATTAGAAGATAATCGGAACCCGAAAGCAAGCCAACGCTTTCAACTTGTCCCGTGATATAGTTCTGAATCCCTTCAGACTTTCACACCCACCGGCGGCAGAACCGAAGCCCAACTCGGTTAATCAACCAGACGCGGAGCCTAAAACATTTCCGTTTTCTGCGTCCCTCAGAGGTTATATGCTCGAAGATAATACCCCCCAAGATCAGATCGGCATCCCCGCCGATACTCCGCCCGACAAGGCGGCAGAAAAGAAGCCTTCGGTCGAAGAGCTTGAGCGAAAGCTCGACCTCGAACGCCAACTGCGCGAGGCGGCAGAGCGTGACCGCGACCAGTGGCGAGATGTTGTAAAGACACCGAAGCAGGAAGCCAAGCCACAAAAAGAGGAAGCGCCCGACGTAGACGATCTTTCTGATGTCGATCTCGTCAACATAGTTTCCGGGAACGACGTGGCGGGCATGTCGAAAGTTGTAGCGGCCACAGTCAAGCAAGTGCTCAAAAGCATGGGCGTGACCACGAAAGCCGACGTTGAGCAGCTCGTAGCGAGTCGCTTTCAAGAGACCGAATCTGTCGCCCAGCTCGTCAGAGAATACCCCGACCTCGCCGACGAAAAATCAGAACTCCGACAGGAAGCCGCACGCCAGCTCGACACCATCAACAGGGACAAGACGCTCGACGGCCTGACGGATTTAGCAAAGGCGAAGATCGCCACGAAGCTCGCCGCTGCGGAACTCGCTTCGACCGGGAAGAGGAGCGCAGACAGCTCTGAGGCCGCCCGCGTCGCGCGGATCGCCAGCCAGCAGGGCAGCACGGGCAGCAGAGCCGGGAGCGGTCGCGAAATATCAGACGACCTGACCGAAGAAGAGAAGACCGCATGCAAGATTTACGGCATAACGGAAAAAGACTTCAAGGCGAACAAAGCCGAGATGAGGCGAAGGTAAACATGGGAAGAAAAACAGTTTCAAAGCAAAAAACCGAGCCGGAAGTAAATCTGCAAGCTGGATTCAACAAAGACAGCCTGCCTGCCGCGTACCAGGACGATCAGATCGAGGCGAAGCAGAAAGCCTTCGAAGAGCGCGGCCCCGTAGTAGAAGTCATCACAGACGAATGGGAAGGCCAGCTCGAAGAGAGAAACCCATACGAAGAAGCGGCGGAGCCTTTCGTTAAAGGAAACCCGGACAAGCATTTTCGCTATCTGAGCGAGCTGCAAACCAGCAAACGCGGCAAGCGCGGCTATCAGGAAGTGAGAAAGAATGGGCAGCCGGTCAAAGTCGGAACGCAGACGCTCGCATTCATACCCCGCGAAGTCCACGAGAGGAGGCAAAGAAAAGTTGTCGCCGAAGCGATGGACATGCTCGACACGAGCCGCGAAAACTACCGCGAGCAGGAGCGGCGCGCGGCGGTTGATTCGGGCGGCTCGATAATCCCGATCCCCGACGAGAATGAAATTTTTGAAGGTAATCGCCGGGTCGCCCGGTAAGTAAGCGCGCGCATCCCCGACGATGCTCCGCACGGCAAAGCCCCCGGAGATCTATTCATGTCGAATCTTGATAACCCTTACGGGTTGCACCCACTGACCACACAGCATGGCGGCCCGCCCCACGTCCAGAAGATGCAGAAGGACGCGGCGCAGGCAACGGCAATCTTCAAGCAGGACGTGGTCGCCCGCGAAGCCGACTCCTTCCTCGCGCCGGGCGGCACACCCGGCACGACTCTTTATGACGGGGTATCGCTCGATTATGGCGCGGCGCTCACTCTCACCGATCACCTGGTCGTGGTCGATCCTTCTTGCATCTTTGACGCACAGGCAGATGGCTCTCTTGTCCAGGCCGACGAAGGCTTGAACGTCAATTTCATATTCGGAACGGGCAACTCGACAACGAAGTTTTCCGGGCACGAGCTCGACTCCTCGACCGAGGCGACGACGGGAACGCTCGACGCCCACATCCTGAGGATCCTGCCGATCCAGAATAACGACCCGGGCGCGAACTGCCGCTTCGAGATTTTGATTAACCGCCATCGCCGGTCGCCGCTTTCAGCCGGAGTGTAAAGAGCGCAGCAGGTAGTAAGCAGCAGGTAATTAATCAGCCCTCGGAGTTCAGAGAAACATGCTAACCACAAGGACACAATTTACAGACACTTTCCTTGAGACTCAGTTGCCCGCGCTGCGCGCCCTGACGATGAATGCCTTTAACGAATACCCGGATGAGTATTCGCAGATCTTCAACGTCGAGACTTCAGACCGTTCCATCGAGCAGTTTTCCGAAGTGACGGATTTTGGGCTGCTTCAGGAAGTGGCCGAAGGCGAGCCCGTACACTTCGATGGGCCGATCCAGGGCTATAACAAAACATACCGTCACCGGAAATTCGGGCTGGGCTATAAGGCGACCCAGGAGGCAATTGATGACGATAAGTTTCGAGTCATCAAGGGGCTCGCTCAAGGCTTGGGGCTTTCGGCAAAAGAGACCGTAGAGATCGAAGCGGCGCTCGTCATCAATCGAGGATTTGATTCGAATTACACCGGGCCCGACGGCAAGGTCTTATTCGCCACCGATCACCCGAACGTCGGCGGAGGCTCTCAGGCAAACCGGCCGACCGTCGCAGTCGATCTATCGGTTGACGCGCTCGAAGCCGCGCTCACTGCCTTTAGAAGCTTTACCGATCAGCGCGGGAAGAAAAAGCGCGTAGTGCCGACCAAGCTCGTTGTGCCGGGCGCTTTGGAGTTTGCTGCTTCCAAGCTATTAGGCGGGACGATGCAGTCCGACACAGCCAACAACACGATCAACGCTTTCAAGCACAGATCGAGGATGAAGGCTTTCGAAGATTACATGGTCTGGAACTACCTCACCGACCCTGACGCTTGGTTTGTCTTCGCGGACCAGGCGAAGCTCGGATTGCGCTTCTTCTGGCGTAAGAAATTCGCCACCGTGAGCGAGACGAACATTGTCACAGATTCAGTAATGACGGCAGGCCGCATGCGCCTGAGCGTCGGCTGGGATCAGTGGCTCGGGACTTACGGCTCGCCCGGAGCCTAGTTATTTGAAATTGCGCGAAGGCGCAATGTCAGGTGAGTAAAGGGGGCACTTACACCTGACGGGAGACGGCTCACCTGGGAAAATCTGGGCCGTCTCCCACCGATATTTCACTAGAGGGTAGCACAAATGGCTAAGACTGGAATGAGAATCGAAGGCCCGATCAGGGCTACCGAAGGGTTGATAGTTGACGCGGGCGGCGCGGCGATACTCGGCCCGTCCACTGTCGATAACGTCACCGCCAACTCGGGCAAGACCATCGCGACGGACGCCGATAAGCTCACGGCCGGGGGCGTAATAGTCCCGCAGCACCTGGAGGTGACCTACAGGCAGAACAAAAACGGAGACCTGGCCGACGAGTCTTTCTTCATCGCCAACCGCGCCTACGAGGTTGTCGCCATACGCGAGATACATGCGACGGCGGGAGACGACGCCGGGGCCGTGAGCGTGCAGGTGACGAAAGACACAGGGACCAACGCGCCCGGTGCTGGGGCCGACCTGCTCACCAACAACACGAATGCAGGTTTCAATCTTAAAGGCACGGCCAACACCGTACAGGTCGGAACATTGATTGCCACTCAGGCGAGCCTGCAACTCGCAGCAGGTGACAGGCTCTCGGTAGATTTCGCCGGAACGCTCACCACACTCGCGGGGGTTGTAATCACGGTAAGCCTGAAGCGCATATAAGTTGAAGCGCATACAGGCTAAGGCGGGAATAGAGAATAGATCATGAACCCTTCAACCGTAGTAGACTCAGTTCAGACATTCATCCCCGTAGGCTCACACAATGACGGGCTAGCCATATCGTCTGCCGTCGCCCTCACCAAACCTGCGGGCGCAACGAAGCTGCGCATTCAGGCTCTCACTCAAAACATCAGGTATACGCTCAACGGCACGACACCGACATCAAGCAAGGGCTTTCAACTGAAAGCAGGCGACCCTCCCATCACGCTGCACATCGCGGGCGGCGTAACAGTGACCGTCATCGAAGAGAGCGCGACTGCCGACATGCAATACCAGTTCGGAAGTTAGCATGAAGCACAGAC